ACACTCGGCAACTTCTATTTCAAGAGTCCGAGAAATTTCTTTGCACTCGCCCCTGTCACCGCTGCGGCCTAACTCCCTGCTAGGAGCTTCCAACAATGTCCAGTTTGTATTCCGATCCAGCATTTACTCGCGGCTCGACGCTGCTCAGTCTCTCGTCCACCGACACCGTCACCACGGACAGTGTTGGCATCGTTGAGGGTCGCGCAGTTGTGGGTCAGGTCAAGATTTTTCAAGACATCAACCCCACGACCAAGGCGATCCTCAGTGACCGTCTCGTCTACTGTGTGGCGGCCCGCTACAAGGGCTCGTCTGCACTCGACGCCACGGCCAATGCTGGCAGTGTGTACCTGTTCGACCCCGCCTCGCCGCTCGACACCTTTGGCAACACTGGTGGTGCCCTCGCCAGCACCTCCAATCTCACCAACAGTGCGCAGATGTTCGGCGTTCTGGACGAGTACCTGACCGGCACCGTCCAGCCCAACGACATTGTGTGGCTGGTGGTCAAGGGGCCAACGTCCGTCAAGCAGACGGCAGCGGCCATCGGAGCGGGTGCTGTGGTCGGTTCCTCGGCCACGGCAGGCAGTGTGGCGGCGTTCTCTTCGGGTGCCGTTCTCGGTGCCCAGCTCGTCGGTGCCTCGAAGTCTGACAGTGGCACCCTCTGCCGCGTCAACCTCGCCAGCAGCTACGTCTGATACCAGTTGGCGACAAGAAATCATGTAACAGCCTGCGGAGCAACACCGCAGGCTGTTATCATTTAGAGTCATGGCTGACCGCACTTGTACCGTCTGTGGTACTAGCTACCCGCTAGACAAAGAGCATTTCCGCTGGCGAGAGCGGGACGGCGAGGGTTTCTTTGTCCCCGAGTGCCGTCGCTGCATGCAGCTACAGAAGAACGAATCTGGCACCAAGCTGCGGAAGAAGAAGAAGGACGGCCTCAAGAGAATTGAGCAGGCAGGGGTCGATCTGTACGTCAAGTCGGTGCAGGCTGGCGGCTCAAACATCCCGCACTCTGCCGAGGTAATTGAACGGGTATTCCAATACTTCGGCGGGGTGGGCGGGTTCGCCGCCATGCTGGTCAAGCAGTATTACGATGCCCCTCCCGGTAGCTCGGCCCGCAACAGGCTACTGGAAACCCTCTGCCGCCTAGTCAGCAAGAACGTCGAACAGGGCGGGGCCAAGAAACCGCTAACGCTATGGTCAGAGGAGGAGCTTGAGGTCGAGCTTGACAACAGATTCAAGCAGGCAGTCGCACAGTGGAAGGGAACCACACTCAATGTCGAAGTCAAAGAAGCCCCTGCGTCACCCGAAGCTCTCGCCGCCGATCATCCCGACGATCCCGGCCCTGACGCAGTTCCAGAAAGAGCAGATCAAGGAGATTCAGAACGAACTTCGAGACAGGAAGCTCGAAGCCTTGAAGCTCTACCGCCCGAACCCCAACCAAGAAAAGATTCACGCCAGTAGGGCCAGCGAAGTCCTTGTCATCGGGGGCAATCGGTCAGGCAAAAGCCTCTGCACTTTTGTCGAGGACGCCAGGGCGGTTACGGGCCAAGACCCCTACAAGAAATACCCGGAAAAAGACGGGATTCTGTGCATCGTAGGGAAAGATTGGAAGCATATTGGGATGGTCGTCTACCCAATGCTGTTCCAGTGGGGAGCCTTCCGCATCATCAAGGACAAGGTCACTGGTGATTGGCGGGCCTTCGACCCCAAGACCGACAAGCGGGAGGACAGCCGCCCCTCGCCGCCGCTGATCCCCCCAAGGTTCGTCAAGTCGGTTAGCTGGGTACTCAAATCAGCAAGCTACATCCAGAAGGCCACCCTCACGAACGGCTGGGTCATCCACTTCTTCTCAAGTGAGGGCGATCCCGTCCAAGGGTTTCAAACCAACAGATGCCATGTGGACGAGGATCTCTCAAATGAGAATTGGATCGGGGAGATGCAGGCCCGTATCGTAGACCGCAAAGGAGTATTTTCGTGGAGTGCGATGCCACATTCGACGAATAATGCTCTCCTCGGGTTGAAGGAGCGGGCCGAAGCCAGTGAGGCCGCACTTGGCGAGAAATCGACGATACGTTTATTTCAGCTCAGGTTTCTCGACAATCCGCACCTAGACCCCGAAGAACAGCGCAAGTCCATCGAACGCTGGGCCGCTCTAGGTGAAGATGTCTTGCGGATGCGAGCCGAGGGCGACTTCATCACCGACAGCGTCCTGTGCTATCCCAGCTTCGATATGCGGATACACGGGATGCCAAGGTCGGAACTGCCCAACGGCCAGATTCCCTACGATTGGTGCCGGTACGCCGTCATCGACCCCGGCCACGCCGTAACTGCGGTGCTATTCGTCGCAGTGCCGCCCTCGGGCGACTTCTGGCTCTGTTACGACCAGCTTTATCTCAGGCAGTACAATGCCCTCATATTCGGTGAGGAGTTCCAGAAGAAGGCCCAAGGCTGGCATTTCCATGCGTTTATCATTGACGCCCATGGTGGTAGGTTGCGAGACATCGGCTCCGGTCGGCTCCCCGTGGAGCAATACACAGAGCAGCTAGTCAAACGCAATATCCGCAGCCAGATCACCGGGGCGAGTTTTCTTGCTGGATGTGATGACATCCCGGCCCGCACAGAGTCTACGCGGACGGCCCTACATATAAGACCCGAGGGTACGCCGATCCTGCGCGTGCTAGAGGGTGCCTGCCCCGATTTGGAGCGGGAAATCAAGCGTTATCGCAAGCTCGTCAACTACGTTAGCGGGACGCCCATTGTGACAGACCGCCCCAATACTAAGGGCGAAGTTCACTTGTGCCAGACCCTTGAATATCTATGTGCCTATCGGCCTAGATACCATCGCCCGCCAGACAGGTCGGCAGAGCCAGAACCATGGTGGGTCAAGTGGCGGGAGAACCGCAAAAAGCGGCTGGGGGAGGAGCGGGGTAGCTATGTATATTTAGGCCCATCCAGAAGGGAGAGTGCTACATGAGTCCAGAACAATCTTCATGGTCAATGCCGCAGCCTACTATCGGGGACGCGGTGCTGTTCGCCCCCGATCCCAACAGCATGAACCGGCCCTCATTGGGATTGGTTATCACCCCTCCCGGCGATAGTGCCGTGACCCTGGCGGTACTGTCACCCCACGGCATGACGGTTCACTCCGGGGTCAAACACATCGACGATCCGGGGTGGACGCAAGAGAACCACTGGCACGGCCTCGGCGTGTGGGACTTTGCCCCCGTGACCAAGAACATCCGCTCACTCATGGAAAAGGGCACTAAGGATGGCCGACAGTCTCCCGTCAAGTAGTCCGTTGCGGCAGATCACAAAGACTTGGGTTGAGAAACTCAAGGCCGCAGTTGACTACAAAAAGCCGTTCACAGAGGACGCCAAAGAGGCGTCTATGTTCTTTGACGGCGAGCATAACTGGATGTGGAAAGACTCCTACAGCAGGGGCGAGCGGGGCTACAACTCCAGCATCGCCCCTCCTTCTTTCCGTATGCAGTTGAATAAGGTTTTCGAGCTGGTCGAAATCTTCGGCTCAGTCATCTACCACCGTAATCCGGTGCGTACTGTGACAGTGATGGAGCATCCCAATCTCCCGCCGGATGCGTTCGGGATCGACCCGAACCAGATGCTCGACCCCAACATGATTACGCCTGAGCAGCAGCAAGTTTTCACCATGGCTGCGGAGCAGCAGGCCAAGCAGAAGCGTCGGTCAATCGCTGCCAAGTTGCTCCACGGGTACTTGAACTGGACGCCCCAAGAACTCGACCTCAAGCGGCAGGCCAAGAAGGTCGTCAACGAAGCCCTCATCAAGGGCATGGGCGTGTTCTGGACAGAGCTTGTCACACTGCCCACTTCGGCAGGCCCGGATGAGCCGCCGCTCAAGATGGTCGGCAGCTACTACGACACCGTCGATAACCTGTTGATTGACCCGGATTTCGACAATCTGGACGACATGCTCTGGTGCGCCCGCAAGTGCGTAAAGCCCTTGCTCGAAGTGGCCGAGACATACGGCATCCCGCCAGAGGAACTCCGCAAGCACCTTGACGATCCCAAGAGCAAGCTCGTCAAGGAGCCGCCGAGGAACCACAAGAAGAAAACCACCAACGAACTCCTGACCTACTACAAGGTGTGGAGCAAAACGGGCATAGGCGACAGGTTCAAAGATTCGCCCAAGGAGAACCGGGGCGTCTTTGACAACCTTGGCCCCTATGTCTACCTAGTGATCTGCGAGGGGATTCCGTACCCCTTGAATCTGCCGCCAGAGATCATGGAGGAGCCGCTCGACGAGCAGCTCGGGTTCCCGCAGTCCATCGTCACTCGTACTGCATGGCCGGTGCCGTACTACGCCGATACGCAGGGCTGGCCCTTCACGCCGCTCTACTTCCACCCCAAACCCGGATACGCATGGCCCATATCGCATATCCGGCCAGCTATCGGTGAGCTTCGCCTGTTGAATTGGGCGATGAGTTTCCTCGCCACCCGCATTGCTACGTCGTGCGAGACTATGGTGGCCGTGCAGAAAGCCGCCGATCAGACCCTCAAAGATCAGATTCTCGCCCCGTCCGAGGGCGGTTTCAAGATTGTTGAACTCTCCGAGCTAGTCGGTCGCCGCATCGAAGATGTGATGAGTGTGTTCCAATTCCCGCAAGTTACGCGGGATTTGTACGACATCATCCAGAGCGTAGGAGAGATGTTCGCCCAGCGAACTGGCCTGACAGAGCTAGTTCACGGCTATACCCGTAACCAGTTTCGTAGTGCAGCAGAGGCCAACATCAAGCAGGAGAACATCAGTGTTCGTCCTGACGCCATGGCCAACGACCTCGAAGATTGCATGAGCTTGCTCGCACGGCGGGAGAGCTTGGCGGCCCGATGGTTACTTGAGCCGCAGGACATTGCGCCAGTGCTTGGCCCGCTAGGAGCCTTTGCGTGGAGCCAGAACGTCAACTCGCAGACGCTCTCTGAATTGACCCGCGACTTTCTGTACCGGGTCGAAGCTGGGTCTGCCAGAAAACCGAACAAAGCCACAAGGGTGGAGCAGATGCAGCTATCTGTGCAGACCCTCGGCCCGATCCTCTCGCAGCTTGTGGCGAGCGGGATCACCGATCCGTTCAATGCCCTCATGCGTGATTGGGCAGAGAGCTTGGACATCGACGCCGAGCCGTATCTCGTCCCGCCGCCCCAGCCCCCCGCCGCTGCGCCGCCACCGTCCCCTCTTCCGGTTGAGCAGGCTGCGGCGTCGGGGGGCGGCCCCGCGCAGCCTGCGGACGAACTACCGCCGCAAGCTGCCGATGGGCCGCCGCCACAAGTTCCGCCCGAGCTGGCCCCAGGTACGTGATGAGCAAGTCGGGCCGCAAACGACGGCACAACCTGTGGCAGCGATATCGACTGACTGAATCGGCCTATGACACCCTGTTCGAGCGGGCCAAGGGGCTGTGTGAGATATGCACCAAAACTGGTACGTGCGTCGATCACTGCCACGCCACGGGGCGGGTGAGGGGGTTGCTGTGCAAAGCCTGCAACTGTGCCCTAGCCCGCTTCGGTGACTCTATTGCTGGATTGCTCCGAGCCATCACATATCTGAAGAAACATGAACGACGTTCCCGAGTGCATCCGTCGCGCAGGCCCCGAGGTAGTGGCGTTCTACGAGAGATTGTTGTCCGAGGGGCAGACCCAGCGGTGGGCCGAGATGTGCGCTCTCCAACAGCCCCCCGGCCTAAAGGGCACAGACCGCGCCTACATGGAGGGCCGTCTGAACAATCAGCAGTTGGACAACATGGCCCCGCACCAAGCCAAGGCCCTTGTGGCACTGGCCAGAAAGGGCGGGATCAACCCGAGCGGGAAGTATTACGCAGCGGGCCTCGCAGACAAACGGGGCGCGGCCGATCCGGGGGCGTGGGTGGACTCAATAGCAGACGTAAAAAGGGTTGCTGAGATACGCAATCTGACAGTGGACGGTGCCGTCACGCATCAAGGCAGGCCCCAGCCTCGGCCCCATGTGCCCCTCAGTGAAACCGCGACTCGTCAAATGATGCGGAAGGAGCGGGCCAACCATCCAAATATGAAGCAGGGCGAGCTGCGCGAGCTTGTCGTTGCCAAGTATGGCCGTAAGAAGAAATAGGCAGTATT